TATCATGGCCAATGGTTTATATAAGAATAGATCAATACTTCCTGTTCCTGTAGCGCTTATATTCACATTTGTTATACTTGAAACACCACTATCTCCAGCAGCTAAAGGCAAACATGGAGTTGCAAGTGGCATCATTTTAGGAGCTGCCAAAGACGCTGCAAACGCCCCTGTATTGGTACTATGGCCTGTTCCCTGATCTGAACTAGCAGGATTATAAGTAACTGTAACCGTTGGTGTTACACTCGAAAGAGCTGTATTCACTGCACAACCTATCTGAACGCCTTTCCCATCTATATAACGTGTAAGTGAAGGCATTGTGATCGCTCCAGGACTTGAAGCTATGGAATAATTGGCAAGCCAGAGCACATCAATTAAAAGAAGTGCTGCAATCCCCGCATTTGAGGGAACTGAAACTCCACATTTAAGGAGGTATTTATCGTTTGAACCTGGGCTTGTAAGTGGTATTGCTCCTGCGTCGGTTTCATTCATAATACCTCCATTGTTTCCTGCTGTTCCAACCATTGGGCCGGGGCTTCCTGCACTTCGTAAAAGGGATAACCAGTTTCCAGCTGCGGCGGGTGTTATGTTTGTATTTTTTATATATATTGGGTCGTCTGCTCCACCGTTTGCTCTTGCGTTTATTATTCCATCATAATTCGTTATCGATATTTTAACACTCCCCTATTGCTTTTTTAGTTAAATCATGGATTAAAGAAGCAGTAATTGGATCTTGATAATATCCTAATGATTTCCAATTCCGGTTAAAAGAAATCCTACATTGCCAAGGTCTTCCTTCAGGATTCCCTCTTTTATCAAAGGTTGCTCCAGGATGTTTACCATATTTGGCTTTACTCATTTTTTCAATAGTTTTTTTAGGGTGTCTTCGTCCCCACATGGAATTATTTCCCCCTTTATGTGATTTACTCATTTTTTTTCGAGTTTCTTCTGAAAAACGGCCATGAGATCCGCCTTCTCTTATATTATAACCCCATTTATCCACACTTGAATTATAATATATTATATAAAATTTTTCAAGAAGATTTAAATGGTTTTGATTTGTTATTTTTTGTTCTATGACTTTCCATGAAAAGTTTTCTTTTCCATATTTTTTTATAGCCATTTCTATTGCAGAATTAGGATGGGGCTTAGAATGGTGTTCATTTTTACGTTGTGGCCATTTTTGGATTGTTTGACCTACATAACATTTTCCATTTATCTTATTTTTGACTACATAGATCAACCCATTTACCTCGGTATTATTCGCCATCTTTCTCAGCTCCTTAAAATCAGTTTCCAGAAAAAAAAGTAAAAAAATAATAGTTTAGTTTAAGTAGGTTGCTGTGACTTTTATTCCACAGAGAAAGTTTCCTTCATCCGCATAATCAGGAACATCCAATTTAACATAAATCTTTTTATATGTACCATAAGGAATAGAGTCAATTGTGATTTTATTAGAATATCCAACCTCATTTAAGCTTAATTCAACGTATTTATATGATTCTGCGCTTGCATCTCTCATACTGTTAGGTATAAGGCTTGAATCCACTGGATAAGTTTGAATAACTACATTGGATAAGTCATTTACGTCACTGCCAACCTGGATAATTTGATCGCCTGTTTCAGTGTTCGCATATACACTTTGAAAAAGAAGATTAGAAATAGGATTCCCAGCATCATCCAAAACATAAAAAGGGTCCATTATTCATACACCACCTTAACCTGTTTCAAATAACAACCACTGTTTAACGCAGCAGAGTTTACGCCATCCACAGGCGCCAGGTGCTGACTGGTTAAAAAGCTTAAAATCATGGATGGTGGAGAAATGGTAAAGGTTAAAGTTTCTAGGCCATCCTCCCCAGTGTCATCTGTGTTGTGGTCGTGGCTGTAATGCCAGCTTTGAGTATTTCCGTTTACGGTGAGCGTGGCGGGTAGGTTGCAGGCGTTTCCTTGAACTTCAACCTGTTTAACTGCTCTGTCCTCGGTTATTGTCATGATTCCGATTTCACGGCCTGCAGCATTAGGATCAGAACTCATATCCTGGTCCTTTGGAACATATGTGATGATTACTTGAATGTAATCCACCCAAACCTCTTTATATTTATCCAGGGTGGCAGAGTAGCTCACGGTGAAATTTGGATCATTGTATGCTGAAGGGTCTGTTGAGAAATAAGGGAGCGACCCATCTAAACTATCAAGAACTATGGTCTGCATATTGGAAGGGTCGGTTCCCTGGGCGTAATCTTTAATGGCCTCATCCACTGGGGAATACATGCCCGCCCCAGCAATAGTTATGTAGTGCTTTGCAATGTTGAAATAGGGACTTCTAATCTTACTATTATTTGCATAACAGATTTTAACTTGAACACGACTCACAACCATGTCAGTTGGAATATTAAATCCGAAGTTGCTTGCTATTAACTGCTTAGAACCACCAACACTACCTGAATCATTTGTTGCGTGGGCCGTGTAACCATCCGCACCCTCAATGAGGCCTTGGTTGACCCACCCCCACGTCGCATTTGGTATAGAGTTATCTGAAACGGTCCCAGGGAAAGCACTAACCGTTCCACCAGTCTGAGCCGGAACATCCTTAGTCCAACACTGATAATCAATATTCCTATACAATCTGTAATCTGGACTGTAAATCGCATAAGCCGGGAGATTCACCAACTGCAACTCAAAAATAAGATCCCACTGAATCAACTGATCCGCAAATTCAGTCTCAATAAACTGAGGATAGTAAAGGGCGCCCTGCCAGGAGTTATTCCCCTCTGTTATCGTGACGATCTGGCCGTCACGTGAAACCTGAAGATCCGTCCCACCATTCATGAGTGGTTTATTGTTGATAACATCTGCAGCAATGGCCCTGAATGCTTCTATCTCATCCCTCGCATCAGCATAAAAATCATCAGGATAAGCCGCACAATGCAAAGTCACCTTGGGAAATTCAGTCCAATCAACACCGCTGGCACTATCATCCCCACCAGTTATCCACCTTGGAGTTATCCCATTTATAGTCCAATCACCATAACCCATCACACATCACCTCCTTAAAATCACAGTTGGCTTCAAACCGTTAGTTACAGCGCCTTTCTGCAGGCTTGAGGATATACTATTACCTAAAAGGTTCCCACCCTGATTCACAACATTCTTATCAGCATTACCGTTTACCTGAACCGCTCCATCCTGTACGGTTAAATAAATAACTGTTTGACCCACCTGTGAACTGTTAATGGCTTTTGTAAGGCCTGGGTTTGAGAGGTTTGAAAGTCTTGGGAGCTGCACCATCTCATCCATATAACCTGTGAATCGTGATAAACCTGCAACTCCACCCTGGGCCAGACTTGCAGCCCAAGACTTCATGTTCTCTGCCTTAATGGTTGCTAATGGTCCCTCTTTTGGTGGGGAATGTGGAAACATGTTGGAAATCCTGGTAAAAACAGAACTTAAATTAGGTAAACCCGCCGTGATACCACCAGACAGGTTATTTATCATGGATAAACCAGTACTCCACAAGTGAGAAGAGGTTGACTGCATACTGGCCAGGAAACTAGAGGTTTTACTAGTTATTGATTCCAGGTTCACATCCAAACCGCCAAAACCAGAAGATAAACCACTGCTAAGGCCATTTATGAGTTGATTACCCCAGTTCGCCCAGTTTCCAGCAGAAACATTGCTTAAAGGGCCGGTTTTAGGTGGACTGTGGGTTTCAGTCATTCCCTGAATAACACTCAAAGCTGACCTTAAACCCGGAATACCATTTAAAATTCCTTCCTCCAAACCATGGACTATCTGGCCACCATAATTTTCCATTTTACCAGGAAGGGTTCCAAGCCACTGCATGAATTTATTCCATTCATTCTGGACCCATTGAACGGCTTCATGTTCTCCTTTCTCAATATCAGACCATTTAGGGATTGGAACCTTTGGAACGTGGCTTTCAACATAAGTTTTAAGAGCATTCCACTCATTCTGAACCCACTGTTTAGCAGGGTCCAAACCCTTTTCAACATCGGCCCAGGTAGGGACCTTCACCTTAGGAGTGTGCTGTGTAACATACTGCTGCAAACCACCCCACTTGGTTTGAACCGTATTCTTAGCAGTATCTAAACCTTGATGAATTGTAGTCCAATTCAATTTCGTATTTGGGGCATGACTGGATACGTATTGTTTTAACTGGCCCCATTTTCCTTGAACTGTGCTTTTAGCGCCGTCTAATCCTTGGTGGATTGTACTCCAGTTCACTTTTGGAAGTTTAGAAGTTACATTACTACTTACATACTGCTGCAATTGGCCTAACTTAGTCTGCACCGTAGTTTTGGCACCATCCAAACCAGAAGTAAGACCAGACCAACTAATTTTAGGCATCTTATAACTTGATTCTAAACTCACACCATGGCCTTTCAACCAACCAGGTAAGTTCAACTGATCTGCAAGTGAACCCGGTATGTTCTTGTTTCCTGCATTGCCTAAATCTGTTTTTAGATGGTTAATTGGATCCCAATCTGGGGCGGATGGTGTATTAAACCCTAAAACGGCCCCCATAGACATAGAACCATTAGAAACTAAGGAACCAAGATTCCCAAGACCTCCAAGACTTGCAGAACCTAAGTCAATTCCCTGCCCTTTCAACCAACCGGGGAGGTTTAATTGATCTGCCAAGGATCCGGGAACGTTTTTGTTCCCTGCATTTCCTATGTCTTTTTTCATCTGGTTTATTGGATCCCAATCTATGAGGGGCTGGTTATTTTCAAGGTTCCATAGTGGGTTTCCAGGAAGATCCATACCTAAAAATACGCCTGCATCTGCAGCTCCCATGTTCAGCATGTCAAAAAGGGTGGTTCCTAGGCTGTAACCTACGGCTTTTCCACTTCCTACCTTAGCTGATGTATATAAACCGTTAAGGAGGGTATCTACAATTTCACCGCCACCAGGTAATTTTCCTAGGGTGCCTTTTATTCCTCCTTTGATCTTGTCAAATATTGATTCACCAGATCCTGTTGAAGATGAACCACCAGTTCCAGACCAATCTGGCTCATAGGTGCCTTCACTGTTTTTTGTCATTTCAATAGTTTTGGGTTCTTCAGTTCCACTTCCTACTGTTGGGGTTGTTCCTGTGGTTGTTCCGCTGCCAAAGATCCTGGTGTAAACGTTTGAACCATCTAAATCCCCTACTTTTAGTTTAAGATTATCAATAATACCACTTATCTTGCTGTAAGCAGTGTCCCCCTCACCTGTGTCCTTAAATATTCTATCATAGACATCGTACCCGTTAAGTTCGTTTATCTTTGCCTTTGCATCATCAACAAAACCGGATACTTTCCCTTCTGCAGCTGTGACGGTTCCCTTTTCATCACCAAAGATTTTACTCCAAACATCTGAATCTTTCAGTTCACCAAGTTTGGCCTTGGTATCACTGATAAAACTAGAAATCCTGGAAGATAGATCGCTTAAACTTGTGTTTACACGGCCTTCCTCATCATCTAGGAAACTCTTTGTATCTCCATAGTAGTGCTCGTAGCCATCGTCTAATATTCCAGTTATCTTTTCTTTTGTACTTTCCACTTTACTGGTTAGTTTAGTCAGTGTTTCGGAAGATGAACTTTCTATCTTATTATTGTCTCCGTAATAGTGTTCGTAGCCTTCATCAAGTATTTCGTTTACTTTATTTTTTGTACTCTCAAATTTCTCAGTTATCTTGTCCAATGTTTCCGAGTTAGAGTCAACCGCTTTGTTATTGTCGCCGTAGTAATGTTCGTAACCATCATCAAGTACTCCAGTTATCTTGTCCTTTGCAGATGAAACCTTACTTACCAGGTCATCCCAACTAACTCCTTGGATACGGCCTTCTTCATCATCAAGGAATGATCCAGTTTTACCGTAGTAATGATCGTAACCCTCATCAAGTATTTCACCTATTTTATCCTTAGTACTCTCAAATTTACCAGTTATCTTATCTAATATCTCAGAATTAGATTCTACGGCCTTACCATTATTCCCATAGTAATGTTCATAGCCCTCATCGAGAATTTTGCCTATCTTATCTTTTGTATCCTCAAATTTACTAGTTATTTTGTCCAAGGTTTCAGAGTTAGATTCAATAGTTTTACTGTTGTTACCATAATAGTGTTCATAACCCTCATCAAGGATTTTAGTTATCTTGTTTTTGGTATCCTCAACCTTATTAACTAACTCATCAAGGTTAAACCCTCGAATACGGCCTTCCTCATCATCAAGGAATGATCCAGTTTTACCGTAGTAATGATCGTAACCCTCATCAAGTATTTCACCTATTTTATCCTTAGTACTCTCAACTTTCTCGGTGATCTTGTCCAGGGTTTCAGAAGATGATTCTACGGTCTTATCATTATTCCCATAGTAATGTTCATAGCCCTCATCAAGGATTTCACTTATCCTATTTTTTGCAGATGAAACCTTATTCACAAGATCATCAAGATTAAAACCCCTAATTGCACCCTCTTCATCATCTAAGAAGGATCCCGTTTTACCGTAATAGTGTTCATAGCCCTTGTCTAATATTTCACCGATCTTGTCTTTTGCACCCTCAACATCCTCAGTTATCTTGTCCAATGTTTCAGAAGAAGTGTTCTCTACATTATTCGAGGTGCCATAATAATATTCATAGCCTTCATCCAGAAATCCATCCACTTTGTTAATAGACTCTTTAACTTTCCCAGTTACTTTATCTAAATTTTCAGAAGACTCAGAAGCTGACTCAGAACCACCGTAATAATGCTCATAACCTTCATCAAGTCCGGTTGATATGGCACCTTTTAATTCAGCCAATTTGGACTTTGTATTATCAACAAAGGAACCTATCCTAGCTTCAGCCTGATCAAGAATACTGAAATTCAAACTACCTTTCTCATCACCAAAAAGCATCTTCCAAACATTAGACTCTTTCAACTCACCCAATTTAGTTTTAGTTTTCTCAACAAAACTATTAACATCACCTTCAGCCTTCAATTCGCCAGCTTCATCTGAAACAATCTCAAACTTAGTTTGAACAGTCTCTTTTACGGTTTTATCACCAAAGACTTTTTCATCCCATTCTTCAAGAGGATTTTTAATATCCCCAGTGCCTTTAAGCTCCTGGATTTTACTTATTAAACCTTGAACAGCATCTTTGATCTCAAGTAGTCCACCCCCTACCTTCTTAACAATAGGGATTGCTACTGCTAAACCTCCAACGATTAAACTAATTTTCCCGATAAGTTCATAATCCCAATCAGGTAAAGGAAAATTTATAATTTTATTCCATAATTTCTGTACTTCAGATCCAAGAGTTATTGTTTGGGCATTTGTTTGGCTCATTGCATCTGTTGTTTTGTTTGCAGAGTCTGTTGTGGCCTGTCCTGCATCCTGTGCACTTTCTTTAAGAAGGCCAAAGGTTAATGCTCCTCTACTTCCAAACAAATCTATTAAAGCTTCATTTTTACTTATTCCATAAGCTGCCTGAAATTGTGCATCCGTCATTGTAGAAGTTTTTTGAGTAACTTCATCCATAATGTCTGCAACGCTTCTAAAACTGCCATCTGCATTTTTGGCGTCAATATGCATTGCATCCAAGGCCACTTTTGCATTGGATTTTTCATAAGAAGTGGAGGTAAGCTGTTTTTGTAGGGATTTAGCACCAATGGTAAGAGCGCTTACAGCGGAACTTGCGCTTACTCCTACCTGGTCGAATGCACTTATATAATTTGTAATTTCTTCTGCATTGAACCCTACTGATTTTAAGGTTCTAAGTGACCCTGTCAATGCATTTAAGGCTTCTGTAGGAGTAGAAACTTTTAAATTCAAAAAAGCTTCATTTAAATAAGAAGTTACATCTGCAGCGTCTTGGCCGTGTAATCCATAAGTTGCTATGATTGAACTAAGATCATACATTGCAGTATCTGTATCAATAGCTCCAGTTTTGATTAATTTAAAAGCAGCTGGTAATTCTGCAGCAACATCATCCGCATTTTTTAAACCCTTTGCTAAGATGTAAAAACCCTCTGATGATTCTTCAGTTGGCATGTAAGGAGCTAACTGAGCTAATGATGATCTTAATGCATTAACATTGGATGTGGTAACTGGTACTCCTTCATAGTACAATGCTTTTTCTAAGGATCTTTCAGTTCCCATCCTTTTTGCTTCAACATCAACAGCAGCAATGGCTGATGTAATCCCAGTAATGGCTGCGGCAGCATTTGAACTTGAAGAAGCCGATTCATCTATACTGTCAGAATCTACTTCAGGAGTTACAGTTGTATCGTTCAGATCTTCAAGGTCTTCTCTTAGTTCATCAGCTTTTTCTAACGCGTCCCCCTGAAGATCTGCCTCTGGAGTGGCAACTTCACCATCTAGCTCGGTCATATCCTCTTTGAGGGTTTCCACGTTTTCTAACGCGTCTCCCCCTAAATTTGCTTCAGGGTTGGCTGTTTCACTATCTAAATCAGTCATGTCTGATTTGAGAGTTTCAACATCTTCCTGTGCATCTCCCTCAAGGTTTGCCTCAGGGTTTATTATTTCATTATCAATGCTCGTTAAGTCAGATTGAAGGGTTTCAACACTTTCTTGTGCATTCCCTTCTAAATTTGCTTCAGGGTTGGACTCTTCATCATTTAAACGTGTTAAACTGTCAATTAAACTATTTACTTGGTCTAAGGCATCACCGGTTAAGTTTATATCAATATCTTGGGACTGTGGAAGGTCTACAAGTTGGTCGGCGATCTCGGTCAACCCATCTGTGATGTCATCAACATTCATTTCTGTGGTTATACCAAGGGTTTTATCTCCCATTTCTTTCAACTCCATTGGGCTTTGATGAAAAAAAGTAAATAATAGAAATCATGAGAAAAAATAATAACTAAAAAGAGAGGATCTTAAAAATGAAAATAGGATATTTAGTGTGTACCAAATGCGGTAGCTACTATGAAATCCAACCACAAGACCATCCAGATGAATTCAGCGGGAAATGTGAATGCGGTGGAAACATAAAATTTGTCAGATACAATGATTTTAATGATACTAACCGTAAAATTGGTGCAGGCTCTCCTTGGGAAATAAAAAGAAGAAGAGATAAAGGAGAGATAGTTGTGAATATAATTGCTGGGGGCATACCGTTTATATTAGGGTTATCCTGTTTTTATTTTGTATTTTGTGATTGGAAATCTCTTAATTATGGTTATACAGAAGATATATTTTTTTTAATATTGTTAGGTATAGGCTTGTGCTTCATCGGTATTCTTGGGATGTTTGGTGGTTTTGTACCTAAAAAGGATAGAGGTAGTTAAATGAAATTAATGAAATATGTTTTTTTAATTGTTGTTTTAGCGTTGGTGGCTTTTTTTATGTTTGGATCCTCTTCAACGGCATATAATAACCAGTATTATTCATTTAATTATCCTAATAATTGGACTAAGGAAACTGACACAAATAATTCATATGAAACTACTTCTGTATTAGTCCCAAATTATTCTAACTTGGAACATCAAGTTAATATTGCCATAAGTGGTCCAGAAAATGAATCTATTGATTACAATTTGAACAGTTCTCGTGACTTATTTATGTCTACCAATAGCAAAGTTTTCCCAAATGAATCATATTTTGAGGATAAAGATCTAGTCAGTGACCCTGAATTCAAAGTATTGATAAACAAAACAATCAGAGTGAATGGCATGAATGGTTTTGATGTGGCTACTTATGATGCATCCCCTTGGTATTTGAATTCCCCTCATGAAGTTGTAGAAGAAGTCATGTTACAGAAGGGAACTAAAGTTTATACATTAAGGTTAACATGTTCTCCTATGGCCATAACCCAAGATCCTAATATATTCAATACCACCCACAAAGAGTTTGAAAGTGTTGTAACCAGCTTTAAAGGAAAATAACTTTTAAATTTCATTCTTTGCGTTTCTCTAATTTTTTGGATTTAGAAAGAAATAGAAAGAAATATACATAATTTGATAAGATTAATTCATAAAGTACGGGGAGGTGATTAAGTGGGTTATTTGAAGTGTGATAAGTGTGGTGGTTCCTATGAACTACAAGAAGGGGAATCTCCTGAGGATTTTAGTGATAAATGTGAGTGTGGTGGAACTTTAAGATATGTTGAAAATCTTGATACAAATTTTAGTGATGAATTGCCTAAAAAGAAGATTACTAAGAAATCTTTAGCTGTGATTGGTTGTTCTGTTTTTGTTTTGATTCTTGTTGGAGCTTTTATTATTTATCCGGCTTATGCTTCTGCTATGTATAATTATCATTTTGGTGAAGCTAATAAAGATATTAGTAATGCTAAAGCTGCTTCTTCACAGGTGGATGCGTTGAATAAACCTTTAGATTCTGATATTCAGTCAACAGAAGAAAGTCAGAATTATACTGAAAAAGCCATTAAGGAATTTCAATCTATGTCTTATTATGCTCCTGACAAACCTTCTAAGGAATATGCAGATCTACGTTCCAAACAGTTCCAAGAGGTTGATCAATGGGATAACATCTCTATACGGACTTTCCAAAATATGCAATCAAGTGGAACTTTGGCAGTGGCTTTAACTTTCCAGTCAACATCTGCACCACAAATATACTCAATTCAAACAGATATCACAAGTTATCAGGATCAAATCGTCCAGCTTGTTGAAAGTAATCCTAACTTAAAACAACGCAGAATTGATGTGTTAGGGGAAGATACTGCTAGTAAACTGGGAACATATAATTTTAATGATAGTTCCAACTCAGTTTACTTTGCTTGAATCCTCACATATTTTGCTTTTTTTCATTTTTGCCCTTAAATCCCTTTTTAGTTTGTTGTTCTTCTCTTTAATTCGTTTAACTTCCGCTTCAGCCTCTTCTGGGTCTAGTTCATGTTTTTCTGGTGGTTGTTGTGATTGTATTATGTCATTTATTGTTGTGAGTTCTAGTTCCCAGGTGTATTCTAGTGTCCATCCTGAGTTGTAGGCTATTCCTGCGATTAGTTGGCGGAAGTTTTGGATGTCCTCTTGGAGGCTTATTTCTTTTTTCTTCCCTTTTTTCCTGCTTTCCCCTTCACATCACCTTTGAAGTCTGGATTATCTGATGATATTTTTGCCATGACTTGATGGATCCGTGTAATGTCTACCTCGTCAACTTCTATGTCTGGTTTTTTGTCTATCTCTCCAGTATTCAAACCAGGATAATAGAAACGTTTGATCCCTCTTTGAGCAAGTATGTAAACAATTTTTTGCATATCTGCTTTTATATCAATCATTTCATTCTGTAATTTATTCAGTTCTTTTAATTCATCTTTTGACCAGTCGGAATCAGTTGTATCCTCTGTTTTATTTGTAGTTAACCTATTCAGTTTTATTGATAGTTCGCTGACTCTTGTACCTATTTTTTCGAGTGTGCGAACGTGAGCATAATCATTGCCTCGGTAGCCTTTTATTTCGACTTTATTTCCGTTAATATCGAGTGTTTCGGTTCTGTATAGTTTTGGAATTTCAATTTCAGTGTTCATTTTTAAATCAAACTCCATATAAAAGTTTTTTTTAATCTTAAAAAAAAATTAGAAAAAATAGTAAAGTAATTTAATTTTCTTTAGGTAGTAATAAGAGCGGTTTTTTCTGTACTGACATGTCTAAGGCGTAGGTTGCGTTGTCGTTTGCTTTTCCACCGGGGATTATTGGGCTTAATCTGCACTGTTTGAAGTAGAAGCGGCCTAATACTTCATCATCTAATTCAAATGGAATGTATCCGTAGAGGACTTTTGGTTTTGGCACCATTTCATGGACATCGTAACCTGTTTGAACAGTTAGACCTACATCTGGAGTGTAAGGGTCGTACATGAGTTTCTGGATCTGTTTGATACTGTCATTACCCATGACTTGATTTGATTTGATTTGAACATCGATCGTACCGTACCCATACATCTGATCAGTACTTCTTAGACGTCCAACTGTTTTGGTTGTCTGTTTAACGGTTGGTGTTACGTCCTGGGCTACGAAGGGTTCTAATTCTTCAACGTAATTTCCAACTATGCTGTCTGCACTGGCAGCGGCGGGTGCGGTGTCAAGTTCTATTGCTCCATCGATTGAGTCGCCGGTGGCGGCGTCTATTACTTCATCTATCTTGGAAACTGTTAATTTAGTGTTAACATTAGTTTTTACTCCGTAAACGTCCACGTCCTGAGGCTGAGCAATTATTCCCAGGCAACTTCTAGGAAATAGTGGGGGGTTTGCGAAAGTAAATTTTTTGTTGGTTCCGTCAATGGTACCGGTTAGGGCTTCTAGGGCATGTGGTACACCGAGTACAAAACCAACACTGTCATTCATTAAAATTGTTTCCAGGCTTATATCTTCATACATTTTTTATTCACTCTCCTTCTTTTCTTTTTCCTTTTTAGGTAACTCCTTTTTAGGATTTTCCAGTTCAGCAACCTTTTTTAGTGCATCTTCAATATCAAAGCCCTGGATTAAAGGGCCGTGACTGCAAATATAGTTCTTTGCGGTTTCAAAGTCTTTATTCTCACAATAACGTTTAATAGTCCTGTTTAATTCTGTTTTTGTCATTTTAGACAAGATTAACACCTCCTAATGATTCATAGCCCAAGCTAGGGGGATCTAAAATTCTAAAAAAAATCTAAAAAGTTTTAACCATTCTTAGAGTAAATCCAAGGTCCTTTATATTGGAAGTCCAGGCGTGAAAGGTAATAGATCACACTGTTAACTTCCATGAGAAGACGCCTATCCGAGGTAAGGTAAACTGGATTAATTACGCCGGGTATTTTACCACTCAATCGGTTGTCTTTAAGCAGATTTCCAAATACAACATCTGGTACAACGCTGTTCCGGTCCTCTGCATCTTCAATTGTTTTGGCATCCTCATCATAACGTCTAAATAAGAAGGTTATGGATCCGCCCGCGGTAACAAGGTTTACTTTATTTCTCATGCTTTTGTTTAAAGCGCCCTGTTGGCATGGCTCTTGAAGGGTGACAATTGCGTTGCGGTCTTCAAGGTCTTCAAATGGACCAACTGCAGTAATATCAACTCCGGCACTGCCCTTGTAGGTTGCCTTTACTTTTAACCAATCACAGATTATCTGTTCCAGTTCATCAATCATAAGTCAACCACCCAATCACCTAATTCACTTATAGGTTCATCAACTGCAGCATCTGTATCATCCATGGCCTCTTGTACATAATCATTTGGAGCTGTTCCTGGATGATGAACCAGCATAACTGGATGGTCCGCACCTGGCCAGTAAAGGGCCTTAGCCTCAACTGGCTGTATTATGTGTGGTTCTGTTCCTTCAATAATCCAACGGGCGTGGTCGCTGTCTGGCCATGCACAACCTGTTAAACCAGAAGCTTCAACTAGTGTTTCATCCCTGTTCTGGCCGGTTCGGACTGGAGATAAGACTTCCTCTGCTGATGCGTGGATATTAGAAATAGTTAGAACTGTGTCTGCGGCCTTGTCGGGTAGTTCCTCTTCCTTGGCTTTTATGGAGCTTTCAAGGTCATTTTTTTCAATGTTCAATCTTATAAATCCCATAAGAAAACACCTGCTCACTCGGTTTTTAATTGTACAGCTATGTAAACGTGTTTTGGCATTGGTTTTAACATCTTCCAAGTATATGTCAAACCGTTTCCATAATCCACTTTCAAGGTGCTGTCTTTATTCAGGTTAGCGGCATCTTTTAACATGAAGTGTGCCGCTGCATCACCCTGTTGTAAGACTGCATTGTTCACGAGGCTTTCAGTTCCATCCATGATATGCAGCATACAACGAAGATTTAAAACTGTTTCAGTGAATACTGGTTTATTTTTACTATCACGGACTTTATCACCGTTTTTATCCAGTTCTGGGGTTCGGTAAACAACTGTTACATCTGTACCGTAACGGGCCACAAGTTGTTCAAAGTCATGAATTGCCTTTGTTAGAACCATCTTGGACTCCACCCTGGTGTGGCCGTTATATCTGGATCAGAACCTATCACGTTTGGTGTGATAAAGGCTCTGTGATATTTGGCCTGTTCTTCATAGCTTTTTCTTTCGCTGTTTTCGGTGGTTGCATCGTTGGTTTTGGTGTATGTTACCTGGAAATCTCCATCTTTTACCATGACTGGGTCTGTGGTTGAGGGTATAAGGTCCTGTGATTGCATCCATGAAAGAACTGCAAATGCTACAGCTTTTCTGGCGTGGCGGTCTGTGCTGGTTACATTGGGATTAACTGTTGTTAGTATTTCCTCTGATTCATCTGATATGTGCCATGCTATATCATCCGCATGGGCGTCCATGATAGTTTGATCCACGTGTCCCTCTTCTTGGACATCTATTGGTTTGCAAAGGTCGTAATCTTCCGCCATCAAACACATCTCCAAGAAAGTTTTTATCCTTCTGGTTTTCTAGATTCTGTGATTGTGGGTGTTGCAGTCTGTTTTAATGCTGCATCAAAAGCTCTAATCAATTTCTGGGTTTCCTCTGGGAGTGTGCATTTATCTTCTTTTATGGCTTCAACTTGTAGATTATACCATTTTAGGGCGTGTTTATCTTTCCAAGTGGCTGGGCGCTGGGTTTCCCAGGCGTGGCCCTTTGATTTGACAACTATACGGGCGTTCTCGGTTTCTGGGGAATCCCTGTAATCAACTAGGACATAAACTAGAGTTTCGCATTCACATTCAACAGTTATGGCCTTACCATCTTTTTTCATGAAGGATTTTGGTTTTAAACCCAACTTTTTACCACAATTAGGGCATTTTATGGCCTTAATTTTGTTGGCCTCATCCCTTAGATGGTTCTCTACTTTTTGGGTTTTCAATTTCTGGATTTCCAGGTCTATCTCCGCATTACTCTTTACTTTAGCCATCACTTTAACCTCCTTTTCCTTGACATAAGAAAACTAGGGATAAATTATAATCCCTGGTTTTATGCTGCATCGTATAGGTTTCTTAACTGCATAATGGCGTCGGTGTGGAATATGTCCTGGGCCTGGTAGGTTTCAGTGTTGTAGTAGATCATATTGTCCTTGTCGGGCATTCCCTGCTGGACTGGGAAGGTGTTTATATCCCATTCCACGTTTCTTTCTGCAACATCTGTTCCAAAGTATTCAAGAAGTCCACAACCTGTAGCTAAACCTGTTGTCTGGTATATGTCGTTTACCCCGTTCTTGAACTGAGGAATCCTAGCAATGAAATCTAGGTAAGTGCTGCCTGTATTTGGTACCCTTCTAAGTAATTGTCCATAACTTAGAGGATCTAAGGCCAGTTTCATTGAAAGTCCTGTGTAAAGCTGTGTGCTTGCGAGCATTCCCACGGCCTCAACAATTGTGTCATCTGGGGCGTTTGTGGTTCCGGCCTGGTTCCAAGCTTTACCATCATCTAATACAAGTGGGGTGGCGCTGGCGTCTTTGTACAAACCTTTTACGTTCCTATTGGCATCACCATTAAAGATGACATCATCCAAACTTTCACTCACAATCCTTCCAGACTGTCTGGCATCTTCACCGTTAAGAGCTGTAACTCCCATCCTTTGGTAAGCGTCAAGGGTCTGTTTGTGGAACTTAAAACCGTAAGTGTGTTCTATAACCTTAACGGTCCTAGGTTCTCCTTCCGAACTTTCCCTTGGCACTTCCCTAATCTTGTAACCTCTCTTTGCTTTACCTGTGAAGTTCTGAATGCTGTTCCTGGTTAAGGTTCCAACACCTGGAGGTATGTCTTCACCCCGGGCAATAAGGTTTGGTCCAACTAACGGGGCTTTGTAGGCTCTTATAACTTCTGCGCTAAAGTAATCTGTTATTTTTTGTGGTAGAAATCCCATTTCTTATTCCTCCTTATAATTTAAGTTTTAGTGGGACAATGTCCCCAGCCTTACCGGCCTTATAGATTTTTCCTAGCCTTAATTTTAGGTTTGCAAAGGCGGCTGCTACTTCAGCGGATGTTGGTGTTGTAAGGGTTGGTGCTGCCTCGGTTGCAACGGCCCCATTTGCTGCAGGAACTACAATGTCCTGAAATGCAGAGTTACCGGCCAGTTTAACCCAAACACTACCAGAATCAAGGATTGTTGGGCTTTCATCTATCTGCCAGCCAGTTCTTTTAACGAATCCGCCGTTACCGTCTGGCATCATTTCATCTTCACATGGAACCGAAACACCAAGTGGTGTTGAACCTGCGGTGCAAACTTTTACCTTTGTACTGTCAGCGGGGTCTATCATGACCACCGCGTAATCAGGTATAACTTCACTAGCTGTGAGGTCCAGGGCGATCTCGTGTGCATCGTTAAAGTCTTGAAGTGCCATTCTTATTCCCTCCCCTGTTTATCAAGGTCTGATCTTAATTTTTTAACTTCATCCGCGTATTTGTTAGCGTCCTTCTCAATGCTACCATCAAATAGGTTTGGCATCTGGCCGTTTGGGGCTTTTTTCAGGATCCCCTTCATTACGCGTACTCCACCTTTTAAGCAGCCATCCAAATCTTTCTCTATTTCCTCATCAGTGTAACCGTAGTCCTCTTTGAGTGCCTTTTTCATGTCTTCCTCTGTATAATTTGGTGCTGGTTCACCGTGTGCTGCTGGGTTGAGTTTCTTGTGCAGGTCCACAGCACTTTTAACTAGGGATTTGTGGTCCTTGTCTGCGGTTTCTTTTTTCAGTTTCTGGTTGTCGGTTTGTAGGGTCTTTATTATAGCTCCCTGGTCCTCAATGAGTTTGCCCTGGGATTTTATAAGGTCTTCCTGGGTTCCAACTTTCTTTTCCAGGGCGTCTACCCTGTCATCTACTTTAACATCTTTCTTCATTTCTCCATCTCCTCCATTAGTTGGGCTTGTTGGCTCTGAACTTACTCCAGGGGCGGGTTTTGGTTCTTCAATGCCAAAAAGATTTTTAATGAACTGTTTTCCATCCTCTCCAAGATTTTTTAGTTTTGTTACAAATGATTCATCCAGGCCGTCTGGTAATGTTTTCTTTAATTCGGGTTTTTCAGATTTAACCATCCAAGCAACATTTTCCAGGGACTTTGTAACCATCTGTAGAGTTACAGGTACAGGATCTTCTAGTGTTACATCAATGTCTCCATCATCTCCAGTTGTCCTGGTAAATGGTACCTGGAAGTAATCCCCATCATAGGTACATATTATCACAAAGTCCGGTGTTGTCCAGGCTATGTAACAATCCCTGCTGATTCCTCCGTATGCGTTCGGGGTCCCGTATCGACGATCTAATTCTTCTCCTACCTCGGATTGAATTGTTTCAAAGGCGTCATCCACTCCTATAACATCTTTTTTTAGTTTATTTTTCACTTTATAACCTCCAATTGTCTTCTTTTTCTCCTCATCTGCTTGGTGTTCATCAATAAGCTGTAAAAGTTCATCTGCTGCATCATAAAGGGCCTTGTTTTTACCTTTGGAACTCATTGCACCGGCGGCTGCAGTTTTAGCAGCAATCACACCTTGACGTGAAACTTTACCATTGCCTTTCCCTATCTCAAAACCATAACTACCAGCCAGTTCTGGGTCTAGGTCTGGGTGTACGGCCAGGGCAACCTTCTTGTACTTCTCGATGTCATTGTCAAAGTCTGAAAAGCTGGGTTTACTCCATGAACCATTGTCAATATCACCATTTTTAATGGCAGTTCTAGCCCACTGCATACAGGTTTGATTAACCTCATAGTCTGTTTTCTTCACCTTTTCAAGGTCCACAGTTAAAGATTTCCTTATTTGACTGCAGATAGGACAAGCCTTCTGAATTGCCCGGGCTGTTCCTCTTGTCATCCAGGCACTGGGTATATCTGTTAGGGCGGCTTTGAAGAGTTGAACGCCATCTATTGGTGAAATTCCTTTGGAGGTCATTGGTAAGCGTTTTGTTGCCCGGCCTGTTATGGATCCACCCAGGGCCATTCCTGAATCTACGATGTCGCGGATGGTTTTCTCCCATTCACTGCGAACTTTTAGGTCTACCATTACGATCTTTTCGTCACCATTCTTCTCAACCCATGAATCTGTAACAGGACCTATCAGGCTTCTTAGGCCGTCAATGTGATAATCATCAATGTTAATGCCAGTGTAGTTTAGACCGTTAAATCCAATGCCTTTGGCTTGTGTTACAATGTCTTCCAGAGCGTTGTCGGTCATCTGTTCATTGTCCAGATCCTCTTCATCGCTGGAGATTCCGAACTGAATGTGGTAAGCGTTTCTTTGTTCTGCCTCATCATAAGCGTCATAAGCTTTAACAAGGGGCATTTTGAAGTTAAATTCCTTCTTAAATGTTGTTGGTGGCTGGTTAACTGTAAATGGTTTTGTTAATGTTTTCATGGTGCTTATTCACCTCCATAAATTTTAAAAAAAAGTTTTTAGATTATAACTTGAGTATAATGTGTGGTTTTCCTCTTAAACACACCCAAAACATTCTATGCTTATTTTTGGTGCTATCTCGGTATTTTGAGAAGTAAAACTTCAAATTCTCACCTCCCTTCATAACCAATACAAAAATAGGATAAAAATTTTTATTCAGATTCAGCCGTGGCGGGTTCTGACATGGCAAAGCCTGTAATAACTGGTTCGGCCATTGGAACATTGCAGCGGCATTTATCGTGTGATTCTGGGAATTCATCTGGACTGTAAGGACCATCTATAGCGTTATCTGTACATTCACCACATGGCGGAGAGTCACTATCACAATTTCCATTGTCTTCACAGGTTGTCCATGGAATCTTAATTTCAATGTTATAAGCTGTGATGGCGTTTTGGTATTGATCCAGGGCGCCTCCTTTGTAGGCTTCCACGTAACCATAGATCCCCATGGATTCAGATCTGTTGATGGCTTCCTGGAAGATCCCATCAATGTTAACCTCGCTCTCATGGGTGGCGTAAAAGTCCTGAACATTGTTAAACTGTACCTGTAAACCTACCTTTGAGGTTACTCGGTCGGCTATGTCCTGAGCATTGTTTAACTGTTGTTTTATCAGTGCGGTTTCCCGACCAGTGTCTGGTGTGGGTAATGCTGCAAGGCCTGCCCCTTTAATGTAACCATTAGCTTCTCTAACTCCTCGAGTGTACTGTTTTTCAATGTTTGTTTTAAGTTGGGGTGTGACCTCTTTCACATAGTCATCGGCCGCTTTTTGCATTTCTGTTTCAACATTGGGTTGGGTTATGGCAACTTTTCCAGCAATCCAAAACGCCATCAGGGCCGCCAGTAACTTTTTTCTGTGGTCGGTTTCCCCTTTCTCAGGTGTTCCATCACCAAGGGTTTCATCAGGTTCAAAGTCATCCTCCGTCAAATCTTTCTTTAAACAGCCAGGGCATGGAGTTTTAGTGGCTGGATAAGCTTTGAGAAGTAATTTATCAAAAAAGGATTCATCAACTGCTATATATTTCATATAGAATCATCCCTTTATATTGAAAAGGCCATAAACTGAAAGATAAGCCAAACAACACCCACTGCAGCCAAAATAAGTAGGAATACACAGAATAAAGATAGAGCAACAACACTGCAAGCAAATACTGAAGATTCATCCATCTTTATAAACCTCCTTGTAAAAAAAGAATTAAATCATTTTTTCAGGTCCATTTCGACTAATTTCTTAAACCGTTTAGCCTTATCATTATATTGGGGTTTGTGCTTCGTTCTGGTCTTTTTCTCTTTGAAGCGTGGATGTTCATACAACGCTCACACCTCCAGTGAGTTTTTTAATTAATCCATAGTCCCTAAGTGCATCTTTTACAATGTTGAGCTGTACTTTCTCACCACTTGCAGCTGCAGGTTGGGGGCTTGGCATTGGTTGAAGATCTTTCCATTCATCCCCTCCAAGGTCAACAGCGGCGGGTAAGTTTATCATGTCACGGACCTCTGGTCGGCTTATGGCACCGGTAGGCCATACTGCAGCAATAATTTGAGCAGCTTCTAGAAGATTCTTAGATAAAAATGGATTGTACTGTACTTCAAGGCGTCCCTCTGTGATGTCGTTCTGATTTAAAACTTCTTGGGCTGTGTTCTGGATTATCGGAGTGTAAATTGAGTTACGCACACCATTTTCTTGTTTGGCTATGAACACATCTGTTAAGGCTTCCAGGGTTGCTCTGTTCACAACTTGACTCTGTGCATAAGCTAGTAATGTTAAAGGTACACCGAACTTAAACGCAATACTTTCTAGGGTTTGCTGTTCAAGTTCAACCATCTTAACCTCTTTACCCGCAAAACTGGACTGTTCAATATCCATCCAATCAAAACCAGCACTTGTACCACCACGATCAACTACTTTTTGGTAGTAGGTAGCGGAGTCATTAAGGTATTTTTTGGCTTCCTCTGCAGAGGATAAGATTTTATCCTTCATGGGGCCTTCTCCCATGTCTTTTGTGTTTATTTTGATGGTCTGCAGTACCTGACTGTAAATATTACCCAATTTGGACCTGTATCTTGGGAAATGGGTTAAGGTTCTAAGGTCTGTTAAGGCCCTTTGTATGGCAGAGTGGCCGTATACAGATTTTTTGGATAGGTTGTTTTGAGTCCTGTAGATCACCCGGTCTTGGGTGAATGATGGTCCACTGACTCCGTCGATTGGTTTTTGTTGGTATTGAACGGTTCCGGTTTGGTCTTTCATCACGGCCCTTACGCTGTCCATGGTTATGTTCATGGGGTTTATGCAGTCTGCACCGGTAACACCTGCAAATTTGTTACTGTAGAATTCTCCCATGCCGTTATATGTCTTGATTATGACGGATCGGGCCAGTACTCGGAAGTATGTTGCAAACATCATCATGGTTGTATAAAAGTCCATTTCCACGAATTTTTCATCTACAACACGTTTGGCTTCTTTTCCATCCTCCTCATCTTCAAATCCCACGGGTTTCAGGTTCCAACCCACACCCAGGTCAATGTAGTTTTGTAGGTCAATGAATGGCTGTGCGCCTCCACGGGTGTAATGTAAGAGTAATTCCCATTCATCCGCAGCGGGCATATCCAGCATCTGGAGAATATTCCAGAATTGGAACATTGGATCCATCCTTTGAACCATTTCAAGGACTTGATCTGAGTAATCGTTTCCTATGATAGGTGGATTATCACTTACTGCCATCTTTTTCATGTCTCCTTTTCACTTTCATATGCTGCTGCCCATGAGGGTTGGGTCAAATGCTACCTGTTCTGGTTCCTCTTCGGGGATGTCTAACTCACTGTAAGAGCCACTGAATGCGTCCACAAAGTCTTTTTGTTTTTTATCTGGGAAGTTCGCACATTGTTTAATAAAACGTTCTGCCAGAGGATGGGCTACCACATAGATTCCATTTACTTTTACCCAGTTTTTAGGGGCTTCTGCCCGGGCCTCTTTGTTGCCAGTTTCCTTGATGCCTTCAAAGTTGTATCCTGGCAGATTGATTAGGAAGTGTTTTGGTTGGCCTTTTCCGGCCTGGCCTGGGTCTTGTGGTATGCAATATTTAACGGTTTTTTTGGTCTTTTTATGGAGCCTGGCATAATTAGTAATGGCCTTGATTACCTCCGGTTCCTCTTCCCATATCTCAAATAGATCAGTTATGAAAAGGCGGCGGTCCCGGGTTAAGGCCAGTTTCACACCTGCAGTTGAGGCACCACGCTGGCTTATTGGCGTTTCATCAGGGTACTTGGTACCGGCCAGGTCAAACCACATAACTTCCTGGATAATGCCTTGTGGACGGTTCTCCACAATATGGAAATCTTTCTCTGAGAAGAATTTTCCCTTCCTGGAAGGTGGATCCTGTTGATAAATTGTTTGAAAATCTTCATCTCCAATATCCTTCTTAATCTGTAAAAGCTCTTCACGAGTTCTCAAGTCTGGACAAAGAGCTTCACCAGGTTGACGGCCCAGAATGTCGTTTTCCTCTGCCAGTTCCGGTAAACGTAGATAAACCCATGTTTGGCCTAAATGTTCTCCACGGCGTAACCTTGGCAGTGCTTCCTCAACTGTAATCCATTCACGGCTTTGTAAGATGATACCGATTAAGTCGTTTTTGTCAAGGCGTTGGTGTATAACCACTACACCGGCCTGTTGGCGGGTGTAAGGGTCTTTTTCCTTCCTGGAGTTAATCACAGTGTTAAACAGGCTTTCAAGTTTTTCTTGGGTTCTGGGGCTGCGTGCTTCTTCAATGTTTTTGGTGGGATCATCAACTATGATGATATTTGCACCACGGCCCATGATACCGCCATTTATTCCGCTACAGAAGTATTCACCGCGATCATCACGAACCTTAAACCAGGATTTACTCTTTGTTGATTCGCTTAACTCAACAGGATACGGGAAATATTCACCAAACTCTTTAAGATTGTCACGAGCTTTCTCTCCAAAGGCTCTAGCTAGGGTTTCCTGGTAACTTACATGGATGATTTTCCAATAGGGCCGCATTCCCAAACAGTAGGCAGGAAATATTTCTGATACTTCCATGGATTTTCCTAATCTGGGTGATACTGCAGCTGCGAAGTTTTCCAGTTGCCCGTTGAAAATGTAATGCAAAAATTCAATTACCAGGTTAGTATGTGGGTAAGGTTGAAAAAGGCCATGAGTGCAGATCTTGGAGAAATCCCAGAGATCCATCAATGGCTTTTGTGTTTCTGTTGTCATGAAAAAAACAACCTCACAATATAAAGAGTAATACTCAAAAATTAGAAATACACGTGTAAACATTTCCAGCTAAGGCCTGAGAAGGCTTCATTCACATGATTAGTAATACTTTTTTCCAGTTCACAATAACCCCTTATAATCAGTTTTCCTTAGCTTCCTTCTCCTTTTTACGCTTATAATAACCATCCATAGCTTCACGCTTAGAAGTAATCCAATCAGGATCACTCAAATTAGAATGTTCAACCTCAACCCGACCACTATGCCTCTGCTTAACCGTGCCACTCTGCTCCACCTTCTCAGTGGCCATACCACGAGCCAACCTTTCAGTGTCAACACCAACCTTCCAAGTCCGGACAGCAGCATTCTTACGACTCTCCAAACTAGCCATAGACCGTAAATCTTCCTCAGCATTATTAAAATCATCCAACGCTTGCTTCTGAATCTGAACCGCATCCTCTGCCTGCCGCCGGTTCATTTCAACAATGGCCTGTAAATTCTTTTCAACCTGCATTTCATCAACAAAATCATCATAAGCCTCAGCACGCTCCACCCAATCATTTTGGGTTGAGTAGGATGCAATTTGCCTATGTGATATAGAATTCTTTGAATCTGCGTTGAATTTTTGATGAACCTGATCAAGTGATCGAGTAGGTCCTAAATCACGGTAAATACAGAAAAGTTTGAATGCTTTGCTTCGTTCACCTTTTTGGCGGAGCCATTTTTTATTGGTCATTTTTGGATCACTTTAATGGTTAATTTCATAGATTTTTGGTGAAGATCTTTCAGGATCTGGAAAGTTTTAGGAAGTTTTCATAAAGTTTATGGATTTTCTTACAACTTTCGGGTAATTTTGATTAATTTTCCAGGAAATTTTTTACAAAAAATAGTTTACCAACTGGTACATTTTTTTAAGCTCTCATTCAATTTTATACACATTAAAATGATGAATGCGATTGTAGCTATGAGAACGTAAAAGTAGAACATTGTTAGGTCCATTTTAAGCACCTTTTAGAACCTGATTTTGAGTCCAAGTCCTATGAGAACACCGATAATGCTTGCAAGGACCATGAGGACGTTTGTTGTTTTGTTAAAAATAGAATCGTTATTGTTGTTTATTGCGTTTATGATGTCCACTTTTTTGTCCACGTTGTTTACGGCGGTTTTGATTTCATCGAGTTTGTCGTCTGTATCCTTTTTTTCTGATTCAACACCATCAAGTCGTCTGTTGATTGATGTGAAGAGGTCTTCATGGATACATTCGTGGCCTTGTGGCTCTGTTTTCATCTTCAAAGAACTCTTTGATCCAGGTTCATCTAGTAATCTACCCATGAGGATCACCTTTTTCCATCAAAATTTTATTCTTTTACAAATGCAGTATTGCCACCAACAGCCTGTATTAAAACCACAAGACCGTTCAGTACGGTTATTGCAAATGTTATGTAAGCTGCCTGCGATGCAGAAACCATTGACTGTAAATATGTCAACATTGGTACTACAACAATAATTACCTGCACTGCTGCTGCTAACTGACCTGCTCCTGTCAAATTCTTAAATGCTTCAACTGCCATTTCCAATTCCTCCTAAAATTTTTTTTATTCAAACAAAAAGCGTATTAATAATAAACTATAATTTATTAAGTATGTGTGGGTGATACAAGATGTTAGATTACGTGGAGTATACAATTCAAAAAAACTCTCCAAATGCCACAATCATAAACCTAGTCTTTAAAGATCCATCTAAACATGAAAAAGACCGGAAAGACCTGGAAAACTTTTTAGATAAAATCCTAAACTTAGGATCTGAAATCATAGAAGGCCATATCACCTTCAAAAGTTCATGTGAACTTCACCTAACAGTTCGCTGCCCCGAAGAATACTGGTTTAAATTAGATGAAACCACAAGACAAAAAGAAATTGTAAAACAATCCCACATACTCCAAGACATGTACAACCAAGAATTCAATGAATAA